TTCGCCTTCTGGTGCGCCCGGCGTGTTAGTGCCCCGGCCATCTGATGACTCTTCCCCTAGCGCGTCCCCGAGACCCTTAGCGGCCTCCTCGCGGGCCTCTCTTAGTGCCTCTGCTGTGCGACGCAATGAACCGGCAAATCCGTTGGCTTTATCTGTGCCTCTATTTAGTAACTCGTTGTAGGAGTCTTGGGCTTCTGAAGAACCCTCGACCGTTTCTTTTAACTGTGCCTCAATGGCCCGCAAAGATTTTATCTCAGCTTCTGCGGCTGTAATAAAGGGGCTGTCGCTTGGCTGTCCGACATCTCCTGCTTTGGCGATTATCTGTTGCTGGTTAGCAATCTGCTCTTGAATATTTAAAAGCCTGCGCGCATTTTCCTCGCCCTCAGATATGCCGACTCCGAACTCGGCCAAGCCCTCTTTAATAATGTCAAACGTGGCACCAATTGCCGCACCGATCAGCAACCCTCTAGGGCCTAGCACCACCCACCCCAGGATCCCGAACTGTGCCATGATCGGATTGCCGCTGATGAAGTCTGTTACGGTTGCAGCTCCATCTAAGAAGTCCGCCAGTGCTTCAACGCCAACATCGACTGCGTCCTCCATTCCCGTACCAAGCGAACCACTGCCCCGGCTGAACTCTGCAACCATCTGGTTAGCGACAGCAGTGATAGAAGACGCCAGTTCAATCGTTAGCCGATCACTGACCGCTCCGGCTGCCGTAGCAACCCGAAGCATGGCATCATTGGCGGCTTCAACTTTTGCGGCATCTACGCGCGTAATGGAAGCACCAAGCGCATCCATCTCGTCGCCGATCTCTTGCAGCCCTGACTTGCCTAAGGCCAAGGTGTTGACGAGAGCAGCACCCTCGGAGTCAAACAGCTTGAAAGCCAGGCGCACACGATCTGATTGTGACCCGACCTGCTCCATTGCCCCGGCGATCTCTCTGAACTGCTCATCAGGGCTAAGTTTTGCGAGGGCTAAGGCGTCAAGGTTGAGTTCTTTAAGCGCGTCCTGGGCCTCGCCAGTTCCTTGTGCTGCTTCTGATAATCGGCGGGTCATTCTTTGCAAGGACATATCAAGCGTGTTAGTGCCGACGCCTGTTAGCTCAGCAGCCTGGCGCAATGCTTGAAGATCAGATATGGCAATGCCGAGCTTATCACTAGTTTTTGCCAGGGCATCAATGGACTTGAGGGAGCCCGCTACGATTGCAGCGGTGGCAGCGGTGGCAGCAACGGAAACGGCAGCGCCCCACTTGGCAGCGGTGGCGATATTGCCTTTCATCTCGCCGCCTAATTCGGAAAGCCTAGATCTTGAGCGCCGGACAGCAGCATCAAGGTCGTCAGTGTTCGCGCCAATGATGACATCTATACCAGCCATTATTCGTCTCCGTAGGCGTCTGCGTAAATGGCGGCAACTTCTGAGCCGTTCATCCCCCCGGCATATCGTTCAGGCGGATTTGACATTTCTATCTTAGTTTCTGCTACCCAAAAAAATTCAGCTGGGTGTGTCTTCCAGAAGTCAACAGGGTTGTAGCCCCACATCACCCAGATCTGAAACCAGTGTCTTACGAGCTTTTCACCGCTTTTTTTTTGGCCTTAGCCACGTCCTCAGTGCTGCCCTCTGCGCTGCCAAGGTCAACATCAGCGCCAGGCTGTGCCATCATCAGGATAGCCGCGAGAGATCCGGCAAGCTCGCCCATGCGCCTATAGTCAGATGCCTGGCGTAGCTCGTTCGGTGTAACCTTTGCGCCTGCGTAATTCAGTGCAGCGGCATAGGCTCGAAAGATCTTAGCCGTCGGGAACTTGTTTGACTGGAATGCAGGGGCAAGCTCAAAGAACGTAATCACGTCCTCGATGGCTTCAATCAGCGCCCAGATCCCATCTTCTTTATCGACCTTGTATTCCTTGCCGTCAAACGACAAGGTGACTGGCTCAAGTTGGCTCATGTGCTACCTTAAATTGGAGGTGTGTAAACAACTGCGCCGGTGCTCATAAGCGACGCGGTGAACGTGACGGCCTCGTTATACGGCTGGCCTTCGCTGTAGGGGCCAAGCTGGAACGTGCCGGCAATCGCACCGCCGTCAGAGTAGGTGAGCGTCACGTCAGCCTGAAGTGCAGCACCGCCGGCCATCTTAGCCGTGCGCAAGATGTTGTCCTTGGTCACGCCGGACAATTCAATTTGGACGCTTGTTTCTGCGTCTTCAGCCAGCAGCATCTGAACGCCATCATCTTCATCAGATGTAACGTTAACAGCTTCGCCGTTTACTGAAAGTGACTTTTCACGCACGCCAAGAATCGGCGCACTGTCCCATGTAAATACAACTTTCCGACCGTATTCGCTTGCCATGTTATGCTTCCTCGTAAATGATTCTGAACTCTTGAACACCGTGGCGAGTAATGCCGTCGGGGTCTCTTTGCACTGTCTGAGTTATATAATCAGATCCTATAAAAATCGATCCGCTTATAATGATTGTACCACGATGCAAGACACCGTATATAGCATCCTGAATCTGCTTGGCTTCTAGTGAGTGGCTAGCCCTGCTCCATACATGAACTTGAGCAATGCACTCGTCCCCGCGCTCTGTGTCTGTGTCCCATGGCTGTGATGTGCCGTCGCTGATGGTGACGTAAGGAAACAGGCTATCATCTTCCGGATCGCCTGCCTGAGTGGGGTTGTCGTATACGCCAACGATAAGGGCAGACAACGCCGCGTCATCTTTGAGCGCTGTATAGATGCCGAGCTGTAACTGGTAAGCACTCATGATCGGTTAAAGTCCTCCGTTGCTCTAGTGATTGCCTTGGTTAACTGGTCGACAAAATACTGTTGGTTGCCCATAAGCGCCGGGTTTAGAAAGGGTCGGGGCTCCATCTTTAGCGTGCCAAACTCTAGCCAGAAAGCATACTTGATATCGCTGTACACTCGCCCGCTTAGGCCTTTTGATTCTGCCTTAATGCTGCTCACAAGGTTTCCGGTATCGGTTGCCGGTGCCTGCCCTGGTGCAGATGCCTGGTGCCTTGGTGACAGGTTCTGGCCCGGTGGCCTAGTGTAAACCGTGCCGGACTTAGCTCCGCGCTTAACTGACTTGATCGCATCGCCTCTAACCTTCTGAGCGGTTGCAGCGACAGCCTTAGCGCCTTCACGACTTCCGGCTTTGCCTAGCCTGGCGAAAGCCTCTAGGGTCTCGTCTAGACCCTCGATGCGGCCGCTCACGTTGCCACACCCCCATCGAGGTCAATCTCTAAAAACTTGTTTCTGAACTCTGTATTTATTATCGACCGAATCTGATAGGCCCGGCCTCTAATGATAACCCGGTCTGATTCTGTCAAGTCCGAACGGTAGCGAATCACTAGCCGGTTACGGGTGGTAGCGTCCAGCCGTTCAGCGTATAGGCGTTCGCTGCCTGACATCGGCTTGAAGGCCCCGCGAACGTTGGCACGGTTTGTGTAAGTAATGGCTGACGCACCGCCGCCCACGCTTGTGATTACCTGAGACTGAAACTCTACAGGCTCACGAAGCATGCCGGCTTTTATGTTGCAGCACTTCACAGGCCAACCACCTTATAGGTATTAACCAGTGATTGAGCGCCTGACATCTTCATAGCGCTTGCTGTGTCGCAGTCACCACGATGCTCAAACATATACGCGGCCATTTGGATAATGGCGAGCCTGAGTGCTGCCGGCACGTCTGATGCTGATGACCCGTAGCCTGCGGTGTATTCGATGTCGATGCCGTTGGCGTTGTCGAGGACAGTTGGCCATGTTGCGCCGCGCTTAACAATAAGTCTTCCAGGTTTCTGTTGGGTGTCCACTATAAACACGCTGGCAACAGTAACGGACACGCCATCAGAGTTGATTGTGTTAACGGCCTGCAAGGGGTAGCGAGGCAATAGGATCTGCGACGCCCTGCCGGATTGTAGAAGCTCATCAATAGAGCCTTGGCGTACACCATCCCACCACGGCTGCCGGTCGTTCGGCCAATGGTCAAGGGTGAGCTTCCACGTCTGTGTAATCAGTGCCAGGCCGGTATACTCTTCAACCATTTCACGCGCTGCTGTTATGTACAGTTCGATCTGGGTATTTTTACTCGCGTCGTTCGCGTCTAGTTCAAGCTGGTCCTTGACGGCAGTGGCAGACACAGGCTCAGCAAGCGGGGCGGTAACTAGGGTGTGCCCACGGTATTGGTTATAATTTAAAGTCTGGCGGAGCGCCATATCTTAGCCCTCGTGAGTAGGCCGGAAAGGTTTTGAATGCTGTGGCTTAGGCGTTTTCTTTGAAGGCTTATTGGCCTTGCCGTCACGGATAGCCATCTCCGCAATCTTGCCCTCTACCTCGTCGCCTGCTTTAAAGCAAAGAGTGGTATGGCCTTCTGGAGCCACGTTGTAGTCGTGAGTTAATGTGACTTTCATCGCAGCACCTTGAAATGAGTAGGGCCGTCCGTGGCCCTGGGTAGTTTAGATTACTGATTCAACGCTGAAGCCCTGCGGCTCGCGGTGCAAGTAGCCACGCACGCCAATTACTGCAACTGCCACGTTGGTTTCTGTGCCTTTAGCAAAGACAGCACGCACGTATTGCTTGGTGCCGATGTAGCCGAACTGATACGCAGTTGATGCCGCCAAAGTTGGCTCAGTGCCAAGGATGTCAGCGTCTGCAACGTCGGTCCATGCCGAGTCGTCTACTGACTCTTCGAGCGTTACTGTTGCGTCGCCGCCGGTTCCGCTGATAGCGCCGATGGATACGGCAAAAAGAACACCGTCAGATCCGCTGAGGTTGATTGATTGACCGTTAACCCCAGCAGTTGCTACCTGCGGGCGGATGCTTTCTTCTACGTCAGCGCGTGAGGTTGTGTCACGAGTTGCCATGGTATTACCCTCTGTATTAAGTTATGGGGCCGGGGCCCCATGCGGTTACGCCGCAAACTTGATGATCTTGATGGCTTCGAAGTTAAGCACATCGCCACCTACGCGCTTGGTGGTGTAGAACTTGATGTACGGCTTCGCAGTGTAAGGGTCACGCAACACGCGGACGCCAACACGATCAACGATCTGATAAGCCTCGTTCATGTCACCGAATGCGATAGACAGAGAGTCAGCCGCAATGTCTGGCATGTCCTCAAACTCAATCACGGAATAGCCGAGAAGAGTAGCGGGTTGACCGGCCATAATGCCCGGCTGCCAGAGGTAGGACCCGTCAGAGGCTTTCAGCTTACGAACTTCTGAGGTAGCGCTGCGAGGCATAAACCAGTTTGAACCTGAGCGATAGCCCTGCTTCAAGCCGTAAATGGTGTTGATCAAAATGTCAGCGCCTGCGCCGCCAGTAGCGAATCCGCCTGATACACCGGTGTTTCTCTGCTGGATGGTGCCGGGCAGAGTGGTGCCGGATGCGTAAGTCAGGAAGCCGCGTGGCTTGCCTACGCCGTCACCGTTAACGAAGGCCGCATTCTCTTTGCGTGCGAACTTTGTAGACACTTTGTCAGCCAGCCACGCCTCAACGTTAACCATCGAGTCGTCGAGCAGCTTCTGGGTGATGCGAGGCTCGGCATACATCTCATGTACTGGGATGCTCCATGCTGCAATTTTCGGTGTGCCGGTTTCGGGACGGCTTTGTGTCTCACCTACCCAGCCCGCATCAGACTCGTCCAGATCATAGATCCCTTCCAGAGCGTTGGTGCCAATGGTCATAACATTAGCAACCTGGCGCATAGGCGAGGTTTCAAAAATCTTGGTGACGATTCGGCCGCTGGTGTCAGGCTCAACAAAATAGCCGCCATCGGGATCAGAACCAACAGACAGGGATTTCATTGCGTCAGGTTGATTAGAGTAGCTGTCGCCTTTGCGCATCCAGTTGCTAAAGTGCTTCTGGTATTCGGCCAAACCGTCAACGCCGAACTCTTTGACTACTTCAGATGCCGGGATCCCGCGCCGCTTGGCGACCATCTTGGCAAACTGGTTAGCCTTCTCTTGCATCTTTCCGGAGGTGCCATCGTCTGCGGCTACACTCTTGCGCGCCAGTGCGGTTTCAGCTTGGCTCAATCGGTCTTTAACAGCACCGAGTTCGTCCAGCTTGGAGTTAATTTTGGTAAGCTGCTCGTCCAGCAGTGGGTCAGCTTTACCGCTTTTTTCGATCTGTGCCAGGCGCTCGTCGTTCTTTGACTTAAATTCGTCAAACGTCTTGCCCAGACCTTCGATTACGTCCTTCAGCTCATCAGCCATTAGGAATATCCTTTCAGTTTGTTTAGGAGGGTTCGTGTCGCTTCAAGCGCTTCAGCCTCAGAATCACTCTGATCCGATGCCGCTTTGTAACCACGGCTCGCTATGGCCGTGGCTTCCTTTCTTGAGTATCCAGCGTCACGCAGGAGCCTCTCAAAATCTTTGATAGATTTGACGTTGGTGATTAGCGCTTCAGGGTTTGCGCCCCATGTGACCAGGCTGGTCTCCATTAGATCAACTTTTTCAATGACCAGCCCACGCATACCGGTTGCGCCACCTTCGGGGATATTGAAGCCGACAGACAAGGCATCAAGCTCGCCTTCTTTGAGTAAGGCATAAGCCTCCTGACCTTGGCGCACTTCCATAATCATCCGGCCCTTTACATATAGGCCGTTGTCATCTTCGTACATCTCGACCCATTTACCGATGATCTGGCGGGTGTCGTGCTGCCATAGCATCTTCGGCATTCGTCCTGACGCCTTGTGGGCCTCCAGGCTTTCCTTGAAAGCGCCCTTAACAATCACGTCACCGTCCGAGTCTTGAACTCCAAACACGCTGGCATAGCCCTCGAAGAACCCGCCTTCGTCTAGGCTCTTAATCTCAAGGTTGCCAGTGAACTGCTTTTGATTCATGCCTGCGCCTCATAGTTGCGCGATGGTTTCATAACTTTAAG